TGATTATTGTGTCTGATAATTAACTTTCTTTGGCAAAGGCACACCGAGAATTTAACTATTTGATAGGGTGCCGGGGAAGTCCTGACTTGAAACGCTTCCCTGTTTGGCCTGCAGGTGGACCACAAAAGACTTTTGGTGGACGTGCATCTGGCCCCGAACCATTAGAGGACCTATTCCGTTTCTGCACGCTTATCTTTAGGGAGGCGGCAGGAAGAAAACTCACATCATTAGAAGCACACGACATCTGTTGCAAAATTGCAGAGGTAGTTGTAGTTGGTGGAGTAAGACGTAGTGCCCTCATATCACTATCCAACCTCAGTGACGACCGAATGAGACACGCTAAGGCCGGTCGCTGGTGGGAAAGTAACGTTCAGAGGGCATTAGCAAATAACTCTGCTTGTTATACTGAGAAGCCTGATATGGGTATTTTCATGGAAGAGTGGAAGTCGTTATACGAGTCCAAGTCTGGTGAGAGAGGTATATTCAATAGACAGGCAGCTAAAGAAAGAGCAGAGAAGAATGGCCGTAGAGATTCCAACTATGAGTTTGGTACAAATCCTTGTTCGGAAATAATTTTACGAGATAGAGAATTCTGCAATTTGACCGAGGTTGTTATTCGTGGTGATGATACAGAAGAAACATTGACAGAGAAAGTCAAACTCGCTACTATACTTGGGACGTTTCAATCTACACTAACCAACTTCAGATATCTAAACCGTAAGTGGGGAGAAAACTGTGAGGAGGAACGACTACTCGGTGTATCTATGACAGGCATCATGGACAACGCTTTGACTAACGGAAAGAAGAAGGGGTTGGAAGACCTTTTAGATAGACTCCGAGAAGTCGCTATTCAAACAAATAAGTATTGGGCCAAACAGTTAGGCATTCCACAGTCTGCTGCTATTACTTGTGTCAAACCGTCTGGTACAGTAAGTCAGTTAGTTGACAGCGCCTCGGGAATACACGCACGTCATGCTCCGTATTATGTTAGGACAGTCCGTGCAGATAAGAAAGACCCATTAGCAAAGATGATGTTTGATGCAGGGTTTCCGTGTGAGGATGATGTAACGAAACCTGAGCACACATGGGTATTTTCATTTCCAGTCAAAGCACCTGCAAGAGGTGTATTTAGAAAAGATATGAATGCTGTTGAACAACTACAACTATGGAAAGTTTATCAGGATCATTGGGCAGAGCACAAACCGTCTATCACAGTATCAGTAAAAGAAGAGGAGTGGATGGATGTGGGTGCGTGGGTGTTTGAAAACTTCAACCAAATGTCCGGTGTATCCTTTTTACCTTTTGCAGACCATTCATATAGACAAGCACCTTATCAGGATATGACTGTATTACAATATAACGAGTTGTTGAAAAAGATGCCCAAAAATGTTGACTGGATGAAACTAAAAGAATACGAGAGCACTGATAGAACAGCTGGTAGTCAGGAACTCGCGTGCTCAGCGGACGGCTGTGAAATCGTGGACTTGACTTCTGTATAAATGCCTGATATAATGGAAGACATCACTCAACATTTTGAATGCGAGCATTGTAGTGCAGAGTTTGCTATTCAAACCTATATGGATATAGATATACAGTATTGCCCTTATTGTGGAGAGGTATATGAAACCTTTATAAATAGTAATATTGATGAGGGTATTTGGCATGAAAACAGCGGCAGCGAAAGCGAAGGGTAGACGACTACAACAATGGTTTAGAGATAAACTGATTGAAACATTAGAGGTGCCTGAAGATGATGTTAGGTCTACCGCAATGGGTCAATCCGGTGAAGATATATTATTGTCTCACCAAGCAAGATTAAAGTTTCCATTCTCGGTTGAGTGTAAAAATCAAGAAAAGTTAAATCTATGGGGTGCATGGGAACAAGCAAATAGCAACAAGGGTATATATTATCCATTATTAGTAGTGAAACGAAATGGCCAACAACCGTTGGTCGTAATTGAAGCAGATATATTTATGGAACTAGTGAAAAATAATGAGTGGAAGTGAAGAAGATTTAGATTTGGGTGTAGATTTAGAGAAGTTTGGTATCTTTTTGTTTATGGATACGATAACAGATTCATCGTGTAAAGATGCAATAGAGTTTATCATAAAACAAAATTTAGGAAAGCCTAAACTAAAACATCTAAAAATTATTATATGTTCAAACGGCGGAGATATCTCTCCAACGTTTGCTCTTATAGACACAATAAAAAGTAGTAAGATTCCTGTCCATACAGTTGGACTAGGTGTAATCGCAAGTGCGGGTCTATTACTTTTTATCGCAGGCGAACCTGGACATCGTGTATTGACACCAAACACCTCTATATTGTCACATCAATATTCTTGGGGGACGTATGGTAAGGAGCATGAGTTATTCAGTGTTGTGCATGAATATGAATTGACAACAGAGAGAATGATAGAGCATTACAAAAAATGCACAGGGTTAAAAGAGGAGCAGATAAGAGAATACTTATTGCCACCTCAAGATGTATGGCTATCTTCTAAACAGGCAAGAAAGTTGAATATATGTGATTCTGTTAAGACGGTGTACTAATGAGACACATTATAGTTATACTTATGGGATTGTTGTTTATAACAATGATTATTTTTATTTATGATTCGGAGAAAGAGATGAAAACAAGTGATGTTGGTAGGGAGTTAATAAAGGAGTTTGAAGGTTGCAAGCAAGTAGCCTATCAAGATTCTGTTGGTGTATGGACGATTGGTTATGGACATACAAAAGATGTATATGAGGGTCAGTTGTCAATCAAGAAAACTTGTGATAGGTTTCTTGAAGAGGACCTAGAAGAATTTGAAGGTTATGTGGACTCGTATGTAAAAGTTTCTCTAACACAAAATCAGTTTGATGCCTTAGTTGCATGGACTTTCGATTTAGGTCCAGGTAACTTATCGGAAAGCACTATGCTCAAGAAACTAAATGCAGGTGACTATGATGCTGTGCCCGATGAAATGCGCCGATGGAATAAAGCCGGCGGTGAAGTATTGAATGGTTTGGTAAGACGCAGAGATGCTGAAGCAAATCTATTTGCCGGTTGACAAATACAAATAAACCTGATATGATAAAACATTATGAAAGTTAATAAAAAACATCATAATGAATCTTTTGACTCAATGTTTAAGAGATTCAGAAAAACAGTTGAAAGATCCAAGATGGACTATGAACTGAAAAGGCGAGAGCACTATGAGAAACCTAGTGCTGTAAGGAAACGTGCAAAAGAGTATGCACGTAAACAAGAACTAAAGAGACAACAGGATCAAAATATAAAACGTATCCATGTGTGATGATTATTCAACTATATCTTTATGACTCATTTGATAACACAACTTATAAAATTTTAAGGTTATTAGATGATAATGATATTAAATTTTCTGTGATATCATTCAGTAAAGATGATTCTATAGAATATATATCCAACCAGATCGGCGCAAAGATTCGCCGTCTGCCTTCTGTCATTGTTGATGGAGATGTGATTGGATCATATTATGATTTATTCGAGTATCTAATAAATAAGAAGGTTATCAATTACGAGGGAAGGTCATGTCAAAGAAAGTAGACAAAATGGCAAAGGTTCGTGCGGCAAAGAAACCGCCGGCTTATAAAAATGTTCATAAAGATGTGCCTCGTGAAGATGACCATTATCTCAGTTTGAAAAATGTAAAAGAATGGCAAAAGTATAATAAAGATAGAGTAAAGGATCTGAAGTATAGAATTCGTAAGGGTGGTACTAATGCAGAATTGAAACCACTACAACGCGAATTACAAAATAGAGAAGTTTATCTAGCCAATATAGTAAGATATTTTGATAGTGGAGTTTGGTTAGATTTATTTTATGGAAAGGATCAGGAGAAACAAGTGAAGTGGAAGACATTAGCAAAAGCATATGATGAGAACGGATATCTTAAAGTAAACATACCGGCAGTAGGATAGATGATATTAATTGATTATAACCAGATAGCACTTGGTGCTTTGATGGTAACTCTGAAAAGAGGTCAGGAGTTAAGTGATGACTTGGTTCGCCATATCGTGCTTAACAATATACGTTATTACCGTAGTAGGTTCTCGGAGAAATACGGCGATATAGTAGTCTGCTGTGATAACCGAGAGTATTGGCGAAGAAGTTATTTTGAGCTCTACAAGGCGAATAGAAAAAAAGATAGAGAGGCCTCGGGTCAAGATTGGGATGCCATCTTTACAATATTGAATGACATACGAGATGAGCTCCGTGAGTATTTTCCCTATAGGGTTTTAGATATCACGGGAGCAGAAGCAGATGATATTATTGCTACACTGATATTAGATTACACCGAAGATAAGCATATCATTATATCTTCAGATAAAGATTTTATACAGTTACATACTCACAAGGTAGACCAGTATAGTCCTTTGACTAAAAAATTGATAAAGAATAAAGACCCGAAACTTTATTTAAAAGAGCATATTCTTAAAGGCGATAGAAGTGATGGTATTCCAAATATCTTATCTCCTGATGATACTTTTGTAACAGACAAAAGACAAAAGCCGTTGAGAAAAGTTATCATACAAGAGATTGTAGATAACCTGGATAGGTGGGAGCCAAAAGATTTATTTCAACTAGCAAAGTGTCCGAAAGATACATGGATTCGTAACTGGCAACGAAATGAAACTTTAATAGATTTACGAAAATGTCCACATCATATAAGAGCAGATATCTTATATTATTTTCGTGAGTATGAGTTACCGAATAGAAATAAATTATTTAATTATTTTGTAGACAAGAAACTAACGACATTGATGGAATCAATAGGAGAATTTTGAAATGGTAGATGAAACATTTAGACCCCTAGTGCATGAGATTTTTACGAAAGTAAATAATGCCAAGGACAAACCGAAAAAGATTGCTGTGTTGAAGCAATATGATACACCCCAACTACGGGCTATTTGTAAAGCAGCCTTTGACCCGGCAATTGCCTGGATGTTACCTGAGGGTGATGTACCCTTTATACCTAACGATGCTCCAGAAGGTACAGAGCATTCTCGTTTAGAGCATTCAGCAAGAACTTTACAAAATTATCTTTCGCTTGAAGTAGAAGGTAAAGTTGTGCCGGTGAATAAGACACTCAACCCGATGAAACGGGAGACGATGTTTATTCAACTTCTGGAGGGTTTGTGTGAAAATGAAGCGAGACTTCTTATAGATATTAAGGACAGAGTTATTCATCGAAAGTTTAAAGGAATGAACGCCACAGTAGTAAAAGAAGCGTTTGGTTGGAATGATGACTTTATGCCCCCCGGAGTTCCACGATATCAACGTAGGGCGGGATAATGGCTGAAGGCAGATATGCTGATTGGAATGTGAGAATGGTAGCACAGTCATTTGCTACTAAACGACCTAAAATAGAATGGTTTGACAATAACCCAGATGACTATTCGACATCATTAAGAAGTTGGGCACATTTATGTGCTCATCAACTAAATATGATGGAGTTAGAAGAACGTCAACTGATAGTTTTTATGTATCACTTGGGAAAGGATAATGTAGGTGTAAAGACATTTGACCCAAGCGATAATAAAACACCATCAGACTATACACCGAGTGAAGGCCATGCCACTGTATGATATGATAAACCCGCAAGGGGAAAAAGAAGAAGTGATGTGCTCCATAGCAGATATGGAGGTTTTGAAAATGGAAGGTTGGGTGATGGTCCCAACTACTGGAACTATTATACGAGGCACATCTACAGAAGGTCAAGGTGGTGGTAAGAAAACATCTGACAGTTGGAAGGATACTCTCCGAAATATTAGAGATAAGCATCCGGGAAGTACGATTGATGTCTGATTTCTCATAAATAGTTCTTTTACGGAGGACTCATTTTGGGTAAACGAAAAGCCATGTATATCACACACCATTCACTGCTAAACATAGAACCTATAGGAGACGTACAGAAGAACGTCTTTGAAGCCTATGCAGAAAATAAGAATATCTTTGCTCATGGGGTAGCGGGTTCAGGTAAAACATTTATTTTACTTTATCTAGCATTGAAAGAGGTTCTAGACAAAAGGACACCTTATGAAAGAGTAGTTATCATTAGGAGTTTACTACCTTCGCGTGATGTGGGCTATCTACCAGGTACACTGGAAGAAAAATCAGATTTATACCAAGACCCATATCGTATATTAGTTCGCACAATGTTTGAAATGCCAAGTGATGCAGACTTCCTACAACTGTATGATAAACTAGTGGGTCAGGGATCGCTTGAGTTTATTACAACAAGTTTTCTCAGAGGTCAAACTTTTGATAGAACTATTGTTTTAGTAGATGAGTTTCAGAATATGATATTCCCAGAGTTGGATACACTTATTACTAGAATAGGACAGGAAAGTAAAGTGATGTTTGCAGGAGATACTGCACAGACAGACCTCAAGAATGGTAATGCTAATGGACATCAGCGATTTACTTCAATACTGGAAACGATGAAAGAGTTTCATATTGCTGAATTTGGATTTGGAGATATAGTTCGTAGTGGGTTGGTGCGTAACTATCTTATAGCAAAACACAACATGGGTATGAAGGAAAACCCTTGACAACAACCCTAAACTATGATAGGATTATATTATGAAGAAAT